ACCAATAAAATCTGTACAAATTTGTAGGGTTTGATTCCATACTTGTTGCTCATTGTTTTTAGGGTCAATTAATTTAGTTAAATCTGCATTTTGTTTAGTTTGCCAATTTTCTTTTTCGCTTACAATATCACATATAAATAATTGAAAATTGTATATCAGTTCAGCTTCGCCCGTAGTTACGTTTACCGGGTTTATGTGAAGTAAAGGCAGCTTTTCCATTTTCTCTAAATTAATATCAAATATGTCGCCTACTGAAACTGTTGTTATTTGTTGGTGGTATTCTCCCAACCTACACAAAGTTCCGATTACGTTGTTATATGTTTTATTTACTACTGCCATAAGTTTTTACTTTATTTTGCGTGTTTAAATCTGTTTCATAACTTAACCAAGTAAACGCTTCTAAAAGGTTTAGCTTAGTTATTTTTTCCAATTTTGAAATATCAGCATTACACAATCTATACATTACCCCAAAGTAGCCCCACTTTTCTGCAAAAGATTCGGTTGCGATTGCGTCCTCATTCCCTTCAGCTTGTCCGTCAAAAATGATGCTGAACTCGCTAACAATACGTTCACGAAACCCCAAAAAAAAACCAATGCTGATTGCACTTCTACACTTGACATCTTTTTCATTTGCTCGGCTCGTATGGCTATATTACCATCATAAGCTTCAATAGTATAAATTCCACTATCTGTTTCTTCTACTATTGGCCGATATAATATTGACATTATTTCGGGCATATTATTTTCTATCTTAGATTTTATAAAGGTTTCAATATCTGCCCACTCACCAAGAGTAATATCATCTAAATTAGGGTGAAACCCGTACCTTTTACCATCTATTTCAATTACTTTTTTTAAAGAACTATTTTCTTCTTGCTGCAATTCTGCTAATAAACTCATTAAACGCGAAACATCTTTAAGTGCTAATTCGTTTATCAATTTTTTAGGAATGTTAGATAAAGTTGCTATTGTTTCTTGTGCTTCTTTACTCTTTGTAAGTTTGTGAAAGCTCATTAGCTTTATCCACTTTTCAAGAGTTACATCTTCCCAACTAGTAATTAATTTAAAATTCTTTACCTTCCCCTTCTTCTTAATCTTTACATTCATATATTAATATAATAGAAATATTTTTATTTTATTTTTTTATGTATATTTGCTGCTCATTTTAGTTTTATACTCCCCCCACAAATTTCATTTTCTCTTTTGTCGTTTTCCTAGTGGGGGGTTTTTTTATTGCACAAAATACTTACCCGCATTAGGATTGTCTAAGTGGTATATAATATTATAACGCACTCCGTCCAATGCGTGATTGTAATTATCTACATACAATTTGCTTCCTTTATCTGCATAAATATAATTGTTCAACTCTTTTGCTATATTAGTTGATTCAGGCGTTATAACAATTTCAAAATCTTGCATACGGGTTACGCCACTTTCAATAGTTCCTTTTTTTACCGGTTTAATGTTTACTCCCAAATGTTTTAAGTCTGCTATAAGTCTTGGTTCTGCACTATCTGCAATAATCAACTTCTGACCTACTTTATCTAATGTTATTTGTGCTAGTTCTTGCGACTTTAAACCATTCTTGTAAATATGCTCTTTTAAATATATCTTTTTTTTCTTTTTATCAATAGCTACTTCTGTTAAACTGTCCGGGTCAACACTAAACCCAAAGTCCATTCCACAAGAAGTTTGTAGGCCATCAGGGTTAAATTCTCCAATACTCCAATTATCAAATACTACACCATCTGCTCTATCAAGCCAAGAACCTAGTATTCTATGCTGATACTTTTTAAAATTATTATGCTTTATGCTCTTAATACGGTCTAGGAAGCTCGTAGAAAGGTTTTCTTTGTTGTCTAGGTATGTACTGTGTATATAGCATACATTGTCTTTAACGCCATTAAAACCTGCTTCAACGCCTTTGTCCTCAAAAAACCTTTTGTATATCCAATGCTCTTTAGTTACCGGGTTAAGTATAAGTATTATTCTGTTTTGTATATTCTTTTCTCTAATACTTAAATCAATAGTGTCAAAAATATCTTCATCAATTAATTCTTCTGCTTCATCTAATACCCAACAGCTAATACCTTGTAATGACTTTAAACTAGCAGTTTGGTTACCCGCCGAAGTTTTAATACCTCTAAACAGTATATCAGATTGGTTGCCTAAGTTTACAACCTCAGCTTTATTTACACTAAATATGTTTTCAAATCCAAGTAGTGTTATCTTTTCTAAAAATTCAGGTATAATTGATAAGTGAGCTGATACCATTGTGTATCGTGTAAACAAAACTCTTATGCCTTTTGCCATTGTAAGAAGCGTAAGAAATACCGTAACTGCAAAAGACTTGCCCGACCCCCTACCACCCGTAATAATACAGTATCTTGCTTTAGAGTTAAATAACGCTTGATATTTATTGTTCAGGTTCAGTTTCTACAAAGTTTATTAAAGGCATATTAATTGCTTTATCGCCTGAGGTTACATCTAATCTATTAGTTTCATTCCAACCAAGTCTTGTCTTGGCTGCGTGTATTACAACTGTTGGAACTTTATCTTTTACACATTCATAATACTTTGACTTTATAAAGTCTTGTTGTATGTTTTCTATTTCTTCTACTTTAGCTTTAAATTCTTCATCTTCTTTTAGCCACTTATAGAAGTTTGTTCTGCTTAGGTCAGTTGCCTTTAATGCAGTAGTAACTACACCTAGTGAACTCTCTAGTGCTTTTAATAATCTCTCTTTGTTAATCTTTGTTCTATTTTGTTCCATTTTCAAATAATTTTTTTATATTTGACTTATCGTTCTTTATAAAATGGTGCGATATTAAGCCCATCTTATTATCGTATTAAGGCACTTCCAAGAGGAGGTGCTTTTTTTATATCTTCTTCGCTTTTTGTCCAGTAAATTGCTCCCATCTTTCTATTATAACATCACAATACTTTTCATCTAATTCCATTCCGTAACATTTCCTTTTTAGTTTCTCTGCTGCTATTAGTGTTGAGCCACTCCCTAAAAATAAATCTAAAACGATATTGTCTTTTATTGAACTATTGCTTATTGCTTTAGATGATAATTCAATAGGTTTTTGTGTAGGATGTTTATATGCCATTCTTCCGTCTCTATTAAATTCCCATACATCTGTCTCACTTCTTCCTGCATACCATTTGTGAGCAGCACCTTTTTTAAACCCATAAATAATAAATTCATATTGATAGCGATAATCTTGCCACCCCATTCCACCACTCCCTTTATTCCAAACAATATTTGCAGATATATTTATATCAAATTTTTGCAGATTAAAATAAAATCTTGGATAAGAGTCTTTCCAATTACAACAGATATAAAGAGGAGTTCCATCTTTTATAGATAAAAGTATTGTTGATAGAAATGCCTTTATAAATTCTTCAAAAGCGTCATTCTTTAAGTTGTCATTTTTAATCCCTTTTCGTAATAAATCATTTTCTCCACAAGATTTATAGTTAGCATTATAAGGAGGGTCTGTAAATACCATATCAGCTTTTTCTCCATTCATTAGTTTAGCAACATCATCTGAGCTTGTGCTATCTCCACACATTATTCTATGTTCTCCTAGCTGCCAAATATCTCCACGCTTTACTTTGCTTTCTTTTACTTCAGGTATTTCATCATCTTCTATTAGTCCAGCTTCAGGTTCTTTATCATCTTCATTTTCCCATACATCTAAACCCCATTCAGCAAGTTGAACGCTATCCCATTCATTAGCTAACATATCCCATTCCCATTCTCCAAAACCTACATTGTCTTTTACTATAAATTCTTTTTTTTGTTCTTCAGTTAAATCTTCAGCTACTTCTATCCATACTTCTTTTAATCCTGCATCTTTACTTGCTTTAAGTCGCATATTACCACCTAATACCATAAAGTCCTCATCAACTACTATTGGTCTTAACTTTAGCATTTCAGGAAATTCTTGTATTGACTTTACAAGTTTTTTAAACTTATCATTTTTAATAATTCTTGGATTGTTAGGGTTTCCTTTTACTTTACTTATTTTAATTTGTTGTCTCATAATAATATAATAGAAGTTTTTGTTATTTATTTAATAGTTAGCAAATCTTCTGCTAAAGCTGTTATTTAACTTTTTCTTTAATTCACAACTTATAGCTCTACTTAATAGTTGTTCAGTAATGTTAAATTTGTCAGCTATTATTTTTAAGTTTATATTAGGATTTTCTAAATAATACTTAACAGCTTTTGCTTTAAGTGTTTTTAAATATGCTCTTGACCTTCTTTTTCTCATCAGTTGAATGGTTCATTAACACCTCTTTCTCCACAAAGTTTTTCTTTTGCACTATCCCATAATTTATCGTGTCTTTTTTTTGTGCTTAAAGACGCTTCTGTTCTTATTAAGCTAGGCATACCTTCTTCAGGTTCACTATCCATATACTTGCCACACTCACACACAACATCAGCCACCCACTTATTATCTCTATAAATGATTTTAGCTTTCGATATTTCTTTTTCTTGTTTGCCACAAGAGCATTTATATAATGTCATTCGCTGTATTTGTTATATAGTTTTTTTATTCCGTGAAAACAAGTACTAAGACAGCTTCTGCAAGACGTTCCGGCACTATAATTAGTTCCGTGTATAACATTATAAGTTTCTATCATTCTTTTTTTTGCTGTATGGTCTTTTGCCCTTCCGGTTTTTATATCTTTCCACATATCTAATATTTCATCTATTATTTCTTTTGGTAATTCTTTAGGTGTTTCAATCTTAGTGGTTTTTTGCCATTTTTTAGGATTTGCTGCACATTCCATAGGTGCTAATCTTGCCTTTACTTTCATAAAACAACCACAAATTTTGCAATTCCCTAATAGACTTAGATACTTATCACAAGATTTACATATTGCTATTCTATCTTTATATACTTCATCAGGAACAAAAAACCTATTCACTTTTTTTATTTCTATATGTTATAACCTTATGAGGGTAATCGAACCCAAATTGCATTACAAAACTATTTTTCTTTATTGGGTCATACATCTTCATTGAGTTCTTTTTTTATTATTGTTCTTACTTTATCTATTGTTGTATATATGCTGTTTCTGCTTATATTTGTTTTAGCACTAAGCGAATCAAGCGTGTTATCCTCGTAATAATAAAGTTCAAATAACTGCTTGTCATACCAACTTAACTTATCTAGCTCTTTATCTATCATTTCTAATTTAATTAAATTAGTGTTGTCTATTTTTTCATTTGGCACATTTGACAAAGCTTTATAATAATCAGCATTATCGCCATAATCAATATTGTTGCAAGATTGACTAACAGTAGCATTAAAGCTGTCAATATGTGTATAATACTTTTCATACTTATAATAAAAACTACTTCTTTTACTTCTTAATGCTCGTCTTAAAGCTACTGCACCATATCTTGTTATTCCCTCTATTCCGTCTTTTTCATATATGTTTTTAATGGTTTCAGGATTTGCTTGTAAAAAATAAAGCATTAATTCTTGGACTGCTTCATTAACTTTATTTTCATCTGTTGTCAAACCATAAGCCATTTTTCTAAATTTATCTGTCAGCTTAGATATTTCTATATAAATCTTAGTCATTTTTAGGTTCTAGTTCATATAGCTTTTCGGCTACTTCGTGTATCATTTGTTCTAGTAAAACTTTATAAGCTCTTATTACTGCTGCATTTTTTTTAGTTTCTATTCCCGCAAAAAATCCATTTGTTGCAACTGATAAATTTATAGGTATTACCATAAGCCAATCATAAAAGTTGCCGCTTTCTTTACTACCTTTACCATAATTATTTGAATAATCTATAATAATATCTACTACTTCTAAATAATTATTGTATCTATTTTTTGATGATACATCTTCTGCAAAGTTTTTGCACATAAGTAAATACGCTTCGATTATACTTTTGTGCTGCTCGTTTGCATATATTGCTTGTGCCATTGCCCAAAGTTATAAAAAATATTATTCTATTCCTTTTTCTTTTTTTAAGTTTTTAACAGCTTCTTTGTAATAACTTATTTTT